TGAGCCTGATATATATATTGAGTATATAAATCTGGATCTAAATTTCCGTTTAGATTAGTAAATTTTACTATATCATTTGTTGATATGAATAATGCTGCTGCCATATATAATTATTTAGGTAAAAATCCTTTGTTAGGCATATCTATTGGTCTTTGATATACTTTTGAATCATTTGTTGGCAATATTTCACCTTCTTTTCTTGCTTTAGCTGGACTAATTTCTTCAGCCAATGGACTATTAACATCTGCTTTTTTTCTATAAGTTTCACGTGTCCAAAAATGATGACAAGCACCACCACCTTTATATAGAAAAATATCATAAGTATCTGCTCCTTTTGGTCCAAATCCTTCATTAACTTTTGATAAACTCATTCTTTGTATATCTTCTTTACGATATAATTTATCTGCTGAAGTCATTTTTTGACAAAACTTTCTACTTTTATCTGAAGTATCACCGCTATATCTATATCTTGATTTAAATAAATCTCCATCTTGTTCACTTTTAGCATTTGGATTAGCGTTTCCAGTACTAACAAAATTATAAATTTTAGATAAAATAGATTGTTTAGGATTATTTAATAAATCTAATTCTTTATCTAATTTATTTTCAGTTTCATAATCAACTTTTTTACTGTCAATTAATTCCCATTCATTCAAATCAATTTCCTCTCCAAATTCATCTAAATTAATTTCATCTAAATGACTTGACATTTTAACACCTGTTTCTTCTTCTTGAGTTTCAGCATTCATTCCTGATACATCAACAAATTCTAATGGTTGTATTGTTTTAAAATATAATTTTAATGATATTCCATTAATAGCTAAAATTTCATCTAATGCATCAGTTATTTCAAGTTGATATGGTTTAATAACAATATTATCCATTAACAAAGTAGCAGTTTTAATCTCATCTGCATTGTTACCTAAACCACTATCACCCGTTCTAATTCCTAACAACATAGGACTTGTAACTCTATGACCTACAATTAACTTTTCAAAACATTCTTTAGATAAATATTCATAATGTGCAGGTGCATCATTCAATGGTAAATCTTCAACTGTTGTTTTAGAATCAGCATTTTGATTGAAAGCAACAATAACTTTTTCACCTCTAGCACCGGTTAATTTACCTAAAACATCTCGTTTCATTTTATCACGCATCTCCTCTGAAGGAATTCCATTGTTAAAATTTATAACTTTAGTTCCTGAGAATCCGTTTTGACAATCATTTATTTGATAATCTGAAATATTTTCTTCTAATAAAGCATATGGTAAAGCACCAGAATAATCAATTGGTGAGTAATAATCAAATCCAGAAACATAAGGTTTTAATATATAAACCTCAACTTCATTTCCATTTCCAAATCCAAATGATGGTATTTTTTTAGGTTGCTCACTTGGTTTCTTTTTTGTCCAATCAGGAAAATAAAACCAGTTTTCAATTTCACCTTTATCATTGCATTTTTCTGCTCTTAATGTTTGCATAGGAAAATGAAGCACTTGTTTAACTTTGCTTTTTTCCATTACAACTTGCATTGCAGCCATTCCTAAAAGTTTTCTTTCTAAGATAATTTTCTTTAAATCTTTATCTTTTATAATAGATTTTAATTGAGCATATTCATTAGGCTTTTTATTAGAATCTAAAGCGTCTAATCCTTTTCCATAAATCATATTAGATATACCAGTAATTATAGAACCATTAGTTGCTGAATACAAATATCTGTCAATCAAATATTGAAAGTAATTATTATCACTTCCATATTCAATGTAATTATTCTTTTTATTTTCTTGTATTAAGGGACTTGTATAAGCACTTAAATTTACTATTGATATATTACTCATAAATTTTAAATTCGTTATCTGTAACGTTAGAAACGTATTGATTTTGATTGACTGTATATGTATCTGAACTTTGATTAGTACAAAATACTTTATCTTTATAAACTATTGAATCATTGTTTTTAATAGTCAAATTATAAAATGTATTTTCTTTTAAATCAAAAATTGATGTTGTTGTTAAATAATAATCAGCTAAAAAGAAATCTGCCTCAATACTTACCTCTTTTCCTGTTGTTTCATTTCTTAATACAATAGTAGTAGCTTCTAATTCTCTTGGAATAAAGCTAAAAGTTTGTTCTGTATTTATCTCTTTTAAAAGTATCATAAAAATATTTAATTAATAATAATATAAAATGTAAATTGTTTTAAATAAAAAAAAGGATGCTAAATTAATAACACCCTTTTTAAAAAAAACAAATAAATAAATTATATTCCTTCTACGATTGAAGCAAGTATTCCAGTTGTTAATGGTGCAGTAATAAAATTTGCAGCCTTTGGTTCCATACCTTGAAATTCTATTTTATATCCAACTGAATCACCAAGATTAGCACCACTATTAATTGCAGCAGTAGTCAAATCCATTCCTCTTGTTAAACCAGCCATAAAGAAATTACCGTTATTATCTTCTACGATAATTTGAGGTCTACCATAAGAAAGTAATTTCAATTGTTTATGGTCTGCAATAGTAAGTTTTTTAATTTCTAAACTTAATTTTTGGTCTACAAAAGTAGTTCCATTTTCTCTTGAACTTGTAACCGTTTGGTCAAAAGTTGAAGCGCCTTTTAATTCATATTTATAACCTACTGGAGTACCTCCTAAAGCAGTTATAACATCTTCTTGTCCAGCAGTAGCTGAATAAGTAACTGTAGTAGCATCACCCCAATTGATAAAGTAAACGGCTTTTAAACCACCTACTGAATCCTTGCATTGTACTGCTCTACCTAATGAAATATCACAAGCCATATGTTTATATTTTAAAGATTAATAAAAAAAAGGGTAGGTATTTATTTCCTACCCTTAATTCAATATGCTTCTAATTACTAATTAGCAGCGTTAACAATTCCATAAGTAGTAATATCTTCAACTGCACCATATTGAACACCTGCAGTAAATCTCATTACAACTCTTACATTTTCAGAACCATCAATATCAGCCATATCCAAAACTTTAACTTCATTTGAATCTGCCATTAAACCAGTTCCAAAATACAAATTAGATTTTTCAGCAGCAATTGCAGTATTAGCAGCCAATCCATTTGCTACGAAAATTTTAATACCGTCAAAAGATAATGAACCGTTATTAAACCATTGAGTACCCATTGTGTTGGTACCATTAGCTCCTAATCCACTTGCACCAAATCCTCCTAACGCTCTTACATATGCTCTAGCAATATTTTGAGAAACATAAAGATACAAATCTTCTTTTCCGTAAAGTGCGGCAGGAATAGCATCAACTAAAAGTCCTAATTGAGCAACAACATTAGCAGCAGTTACAGTTGTTCCAGCAACTTCTTGAGCAGCAGGTAAAGCAGCATCTAATGAAAGCAATGTAGCAAATCCGTTAAATTCTCCAGCGTTAGCAGTTACACCTTTCCAAATATTTTGTTCTGTTTTCTCAGCAACTTTAGCAGCTACGTGAGAAAGCAAGAAATCAGCAAATGCTGGTGGCAAAGAATCAAAAGCAGAATAACCCATTTGAACTGCTTCCCAATCAGATTTGAAATCTTTTTTACAAAGTTGTAAATTTACTTGAAATTCTTCTGGTTGTAGAATTTTTTCTGTTAGTGTTACAGTTGAAGTAGCTGTAAAATCGCAAGTAGCATCTTTTACAATTGCATCAGTAGCAATCTTTTTAAGAACTTCTTTATATTTTACATTTGGTTTAACTTCAATACCACCATTGGCGATAGTTGAACCAGAAAGTAATGCAGCAGAAATATATTTTCCTGCAAATTCACCAGCATAAGTTGTAGTGATTGATGTTGTAGTAGCCATATTATTTTAGTTAAAAAGTTTTGCCATAACAATATCTTTAGTTGTCATTTGGCGATTAGGTGAAATTTTATTTAGTTTTACTTCAGATTTAATTTCTGGTGAGTGTGTCAATGGTTCAACAATAACATCAGAACTTAATTCTTCTTTTACTTCTGTTTTTGCTAATTTTAATTCAGCAATTTCAGAACGTAGTTTTTCAATTTCTGTAAAGAACATTTCTTTACTAATTGATTCAACAATTCTTTTTGGAGCAGAAGGAGCAGCAGCCATTTCTTCCTCAGCAGGTGAAGCAATTTCTTCTTCATTTGCAGGAAGTTCTTCTTCTGGCATTTCAATAGCAGCAATAATTCCCTCAACATCAACTTTTAAAATGTTTCCATCTTCAAGCTCATATTCTCCAATTGGTACAGGAATTTTTTCCTCGCCATTAACTATAAAAACATTATTATCAGGTTCAAAAGCATCTGCTTCAATTACTGTAATCCCGTCTTTAAGTTTCATTTGAGCAAGATTTACATCCATACCCAAAAGAGTTTTAATTTCGTTTAGTACATTCATATTAAAAAATTTAATTTATTGTTATAATATTATTAATTTATTTTTGTTATAAATTGACTAAGAATTTTGTCTTACAATTGTTCTTGTTCCATTTTCATTTGTAACTGTACTTGTTGATTGATTAACTAATGAACCAATTCCTTGTTCTTCTAATGTACCATTACAACACTTTTGAGAATATTTACCATCAGCACATAAACAACCTCTATTTCCACCTTTTGGTGAACTTGTTTTATTTCCCATTATTTATTTGATTTAATTATTATTGATTTTATTTTTTCTATTAATTCTTTATCTTTTTCAATTTGCAAACTCATTTCTAATTTATCAGCAAAAATTCCTTCAATTGAAAATCCTTTTACTTTTCCTGTTTTAACAAAATCATTCCAAATTGATTCATTGTTAACTTTCATTGATACCATCCAAGTTCCTACTGGTACATTTAAACCATACTTTTTAGATTTATCCATTTCAGTATCTTCAACAATCCAAGATTCAACTATTGACAAATCAGTTAGTTTTTTTTCGTGTTCTAATGTCGCATTATTTTGATTTGAATTTATTAAAAATAATTCACTTGCTTTTCTTACAGTGTCATCTGAAAAGAAAATATAATATTCATCATTTCCATTTCTACGATAAATATTTTTATTAGGTATTAATGCAGCACCCATTAATATTTTTTTTTCGTCATCCACTTTAGCAAGTTCTAAATGTTCACTTAAAGCAATAAAATTAGATTCTATTGCAGGAAATTCTACAATTGAAACTGCATCTATTCCAGCTAATTTTTCGTTTTCGTCTATTATTAATTCTACAATTCGCATTTTATATTTTTTTAATTATAATTAATTTAAAAGTTTTTTGTTTTATAATGTAGCAGTAGTTACTATATTTCTGTCTAATCCTTGTTGAGTTGTTACATCAGCACCAACTACATAAGCTTTAATAGGCTGATTTTGTTGTTGTCCTATTGATTGTGCTAATTGATTTGTTGAACTTGCACCAACTACATTAAATTGCGGAGCAGCAGGAGCAGAAGCACCACCACCACTATCACCTCCAACTGAAGCACCACTAGCAGAACCACCACCACCTAACGCACTCAATCCTTTTGCAGTAGCAGCTATATTTGTAGCTATTCCAATTCCAGCACCTATATTATTCATAGTTGATTCAGCAGCAGCTAAAGCAATACCACCCGGCAATAATGAATATTTTAATCTTGCAGCAGCATTAGCAGCCCTTGTATTGATAATTATTTTAGCTATACCAGCGGCACTTTCTCCAATTAATAATGCTTTTTGTAAACCTTTATTTTTTTCAAATAATCCTTTTAATAATCCAATTCCAGAGGATATATTATTAAATGTTCCATCTTGAATAGCTTTTTTTGCTTCTGAAATAGCCTTATCATCAGCTAATTCTTGTTCTCCTTTTCTTTTATTTTCTTCAATAGAATTATTGCCAACTGCTATTTTATTAGCTAAATCATTATTCATAGCATCTTTATCCGCTTGAATTTTTTTAGCTTTTGATTCTTCATCTATTAAATCAAATTCTTTTTGGATTTCATTGTATTTAGCTAATTCCTCTTTTCTTTTTTCTAATGCAATTTTTAAATTATTTTCTTTATCCTCTTTTAATTTTTTATTTATCTCATCCTGTTTTTCTTTTGCTTTATTAGCTATTTCTGCTCTTTTATCTGCTTCCTCTTTTTCTGTTTTAGTTAATTCTTTAGAACCATCAGTAAACTTTTTCATACTTTCCGTATAAGATTGTCCAGTCTTTTTAAAACTTCCAACAACTTTATCCATTCCTGCAGAAATAGCATCTGAATCTAAAGTAAAAACTCCTTTTAATATTTTTAAAGCACCACCGCCAGCTTCTTTTAAAAATGTAAAATAAGCCATCATTGCAGAATATACAGAACCAATTCCTTTTGTAACATAAGGAAGTCCTTTAACTGCTAAATCTACAATTGTGTTAAATAATGGTTCAACTGCTCTAAACACTCCTTGAAATGCTTTTTGTAATCCATCCAATAAAGGTTGAATTTTTTTCATAGCAGTTTCATTTCCTTCAAATGCCTTATATAAACCTCCTAACGCTAAAACAATAAACCCAATAACTGATGCTTTTAAAGCCCCGTTAAACGAGCTAAATGTTCTTTCAGCACCACGAATACCTTGACCCAACATTCCCAAAGGTCCTGAAGCATTTTCTAACTGTCCTAAAAAGTCATCATTAGTAGATTTAGCATCTGAAATAGCATCATCTAAATCTCTAATTTGTGCAGATAATTTATCAAACTCTTTACTACCAGCAGCGGTTTCTTTTAATTGATTTTTTAAAAGTTTTAGATTTTTAATAGTAGGTTCTAAATTATCTTTAACTTCTAAGTTTATCGTTTTAGTTTCAGCCATTTTAATTGTCTTTTTAATTGTTTAAATCCATCTTTCCAAGTAGTATTCAATTGATACTTTCCTTTTGCTATTTCTATTAATTCACTTTGCCCATAATGCTCATCAAGTGCTAATAGTTCTAATATATTTTTTATCATCTGAAGTCTGTTAAAAGTTCTAATTGTGTTTCACCTGTTATTAAATCTATATTCATTGAATTTATAATATATCTTTTATCTCTAATTATAACCCTGTCTTTTAATCTTAAAGTTGTAATAATTGATAATGGTAAAATTGATTTTAATTTAATTAATCTTGCTTTCTCATCAAATATATTTTGTAAATAACTTTGATAATAATTAGTATATAAACTAATTGGAATAGTTGAAGTTAAAAATGAATTTTCAGCACCCCAAACTAACGAATGATAAACATTATTTATAATAGTTTCATTACCGAAACAATTATAATCAGTATATGCATTTGTAGTTGAACCTCTAAAATAAAATGTTCCAGCAGAAGTGCCTCCAGAAGGAAATACGTTATATAAAATCACTGGCTTAGGGATATAGTTTTTTAAATCTGTTTTTAAAGCATAACCAGCTATTAGATTTCCTGATAATTGATTAAACGCATAGCATTCAAATGGTAATTTAATGTTATATTCTGAACCATCACTATCAAAATCTTGATATAAATCACCAAAACTTCTTGAGTTCGCACTTAAAAAATTAGCTGAAATCAAATTTTCGCTTTTTTCGTGTTCAAATTTTATCTTATTAAAAGATTTTACTCTATTAATACTTTGTGTATCAGTAATAATATATTTACTAATATCAATAACATTCCCACTTGCATAAAAATCTTCTATTGTTTCAATATTATATATATTCTTTTCAGTTGAATAACAAGTTAAATTGAATTGTTTTAATATGCCACTTAAAAAATCTTCTATTTTCATTTCTGGAAAATAATCTTTTACAGGTAAAATTGAAGCGGAAGTGGTTTGATTGGAACTTTTCGACAATACTGTACTATAAGTCATATTGCCTCCATATTCTTCTGGTACATAAATAACCATAAATAAAGTAATTACTGCATTAAAAGTTATAGGAGTTGGTGCTGATATTTTAATTTTATAAACATCATTAGGATTATAACCTCCAAAAGCAAAATCTGTCAATCCAAATGTTTGGTCTCCTACAATAGATATAGCAGTTTGTTTTAAAATCTCTACATCATTTTTAAATGTATGTATATTATAAATTAATCCTGCTACAGTTGACGTAATTTTTATATTTGAAGCCTCATATGTACAAAAACTACCATCTCCACTAAAAGTAGGATTAAGATTGTCATCAAGATTAACAACAAAACCGTAAATATCACCACCAACGCTATTAAATGATATTCCTTCAGCAGCGTATTTTAAAATGAATTTCTCAGCGTTCTTTAACCATAAATAAGCAGCAGTAAATTTAGGATCAATTAAAAAAGGACTATATGAACTCGTTACATTCACATTAAAATTTATTCCAAATTGTGATTCAATCATTTTAAAAACAGAATCTAATTTAATAGCAGGAAATAAATCACTATATAATATTGGAGTTTCTGAATTAGATATATCATAAGTTGTTCCAGTTCCATAAGTCCAAACTTTATCTGAAGTAATTAATGGGAACATAATATTTCTATCTGCTGGATATGTAGTTACTTTATCTTTAACATAATCAGGAGTATATGCGAAATCATAATCTTTATTTAAAGTTAAATCTTTTAATAATAAGCCATTAAATGTATCTTTTAAGCTAACCAAACTTCCAAAGAATGTTAGTTTATAACTATCAGGTTTATTATTCTTTAAATCAACTGATTCTAACTGAAGTTTTCCTGTTCTAAATGGTATTGTATCTAATTCAATATATGAATCTACTCTTTTACGTACATCAAAACCATTATCATTAGAGTTTTCATACCAATGTTTAAATAGTTTATTATTGTTTTTTGATGCAGGAACAGAAAATGACTGACTAAAATCGGTAAATGTTTTAGATATATCATTTACATTTTGGATTGAACTCGTAATAGATATTTTCTCATCTTTAAATAATTCAATTCTATTATAATTTCCTAAACTATCTTTTATATAAATACTTACTATTATCATACTACATTGTTTATAAAATCAAAAGCATATTCAAACTCAACTTCGTAATTGATTAACTTTTCTTTTAAAGTATTTTTATAAGTGATTGATTTGTTTTTTAATAATACTGGTTTGTCATCTAATAAAATTGTTTCAGAAAATAATAAATCTTTTAAAATAATATTCATTGATTCGTCAACAAAGCCTGTATTGCATTTTATAAAATCATTTCCGTTTGTATTGAATGATTTTTTTTGTCCTTCATAAATATTATAATTATATCCTTGCATTAAATTATATGTAGTATTTTCCATTGTACTACTTTTTTCTTTTGCTTTCATAAAATATATATTTTCCCAACCTCCACTTTTAGATATAAATGAACATAAACTTGGTGTATATTTACATTCCTCATCTGCATCAATTACTCTCGACCATAACAAAGTATCATTTCTATATAATCCAATAGTATAAGGAAATAAACTATTCCAATAAGGAGACTGTAAAAATATCTTTTTAGTAATTGGATTTGTATCTGCTGGTGTTATATCTAATATATTAGTTTGTGAACCATCTGTATATTTAACAGTATAAATATTTGAACCTGATTTCTGTAAAAATACATCAACATAAGAACCTAATGCAGTTAATACTTTATTTGGATTTAATGAGTTTATATTAATTAATGTTGAATCTACTTTTATAAGCGTATTGTCTACTGTATAAAATTGGTCTATAAATGGACTGTAATTTATTATTTGTGTTATAGGACTATAACCATAAATTGTTTTATCAGTAGCGTTTAAAAGTATATCAGAAGTCAAAGGAATAGCATCTACATCTAAATAAGAATTAATTCCATTTGTATATTCTGTAAATCCATTAACACATAAATATGTAGTTGTATCAATTAATGTTTCAACTGTTGCAATAGTTTTATATCTTCTAATAGTTGCAGAACAATATAGATTTGTACTTTCGGTTGAAGTTGTATAATCTGGTTTAATACTTGAAAGATATTCTAAAACAAAATTACTTATATTGTAATATGTTCCATAATCAATTGCTGATGGAATAGGTTTTGAAAATGAATAAGTATTTTGCAATACACCAGCAGCGTTTAAAATATCTAATTCTAAACGTGTTGATGTTTGTGTTGCTACTTTAATTTCAACTATAAAAGGACTTCTTGCAAATATTACTTTAGCCATTTATTTTGCTTTTAATATTTCTATTTCTGCTTTTAATTCTTGTATTGCTTTAATCATTGGAGCAATAAACTCATCATAACCAATTGATAAAACATCTTCGCCACCACTAATTGAATGGTCTTGAAATCCTCCAAAATCAATTCCTAAATCTCTAACTTCTTGAGCAATAAATCCGTGATGGAATCTATTTCTTTTTTTAGAGCCATCTTGTTTTAAATTAGCTAATTTATTATTTTCTAACCATAAATCAACTTCAATTTTAAAATCTTCTTCTGATAATTCACCTTGAATAGGTCTTTCAGTTTTATAATCTTCACGCATATTCCAACGATAATCAACTGGTCTTAATTTTGAAATAAAATCTAATCCTAAAATAGTGTCTTGAACGTCTGTTTTGTCGCGTAAATCCGAACGGTTTTGAACGGTTCCATAAACATAAGTTGTAGTAAAGGAATCTCCTAATTGAACTTGATTAGAAGCCGTAACCTGTGAATTATACCCTAGTGAAGATGCGTTCGAGTAATTAGAAAAGCTCCCAGCATCCCCTCCTACAAAAGTGCAAAATTCCCCAGTAGAATTGTTAATTCCAGAATTATTGCCTAAAAATGTATTTACAGACCCAACTGTATTGTTTCTCCCAGAGTCTGTTCCAGCAAATAAGTTGTATCTGCCAGAACTGTTAAAAAGTCCTGAAGACAATCCTAAAAATGTATTTCTAAAACCAGTGACGTTATTTACCCCAGTGTTGAAACCAATAAAAGTGTTTTCATAACCAGTTGTGTTACTTATACCAGCTGTCACCCCTAATATTACATTAGTTGAAATTGAACCGCCACCCTTTCCTACTTTTACATTATTCACAGTTATATCAGTTGAAAAAATTGGATTTAAATAATTATCATTTACTTTTATAAAAGCTGCCCTTAAAGTATCTCCTGTATTATCATTTGCAGAATTTCCTACATTAATTTGTACCATATTATTTTTATTTTAAATTTATTTTATATCTTTTAAATTATAATCTACTATTGTATCTACGTCTTGTTCGAATGCTTTCATTAAATCAACATCAATATATTTTTTATATCCTGCTTCAAATGGTTTAGTAAAGAATAAACTTGGTTTAATTCCTTTATGATATATTGATCTTGTAATTAAATAAGCAGTTGATTTATAACTTAGAAATTTACCTGTTTTTCTTTCTCTAAATTGGAATCCTTTTTGTTGAACCCATTTTAAAATACCATTAGTTAAACCTCCTTTTTTTCCTGTTCCTGTTCCAAATTTATAAGGACTATCTGGTGCTTTTGCTGAACTGCTTTTTCCTTTTACTCCTTTGTCTACAAATTGACCGTAATAATCCATAGAGAATCCAACAATAGAAAAACCTTTTTCAGTTAATATTTCACCCTTAATACTATTATATAAACCTTTAGTATTATTGTGTCCTGTCTTTGTTAGATTACTTCTTGATTGTTGAATTACATAATCTCTAAATCTTTTTATTACTGCATCTACTTCTAACATTTGCTCATTTGATTTGCTATTGCCATATCAAAAGTAACTGTAACCCCAGCAATTTTATTTTCAAATCTATCTGTAAAAAATTCAACTGAAGGTGTTCCTATTAATTCATAATCTTCAGCCAATGATCCACGTCTTAATACTTCTAAGAATCTATTAACTACCATTAACTGAGTATTTAATACATCTTGTTCATTATCATTTCCTAAAAATATATCTGAAGTTATTTCTTTTGATTCGTCAACTATATCCATACATAAGATTGATATATTATAATTCCAAGTAGCACCTTGATATGATGCTGAATTTATAATGATATGGCTTAAAGGAAAGATAGTTAGCTTGTTTAAATCAACTTTAAATATATCTCCAATAGTAATTGTATTTACAAATAAATCGTTGCTTAATTGGTCTTTAATTGCTTTTGTTATTTCGTAATAGTGTGATGTCATTTGTTATTTCGTTTAATTAAATCTGCTTCTATTTTATTCTTTTCCTTTTCAAATGTTAAATAAGTTAAACATTGATTTAATGGTAACTTGGTGACTGTATCAAATTCTCTAAGGTTTCCTTGAGCAATAGCATAGATTGAATTGTACCATCCCCATTTTTGCCCGAAGTTTGCAGTTGCAGAATATTCTGAACCTCCTGATTGTTCTCCAAATAATGAATCGTAGCCTTCAATAATTCGTTGCCTAAATTGTAAAAAAAAACAATAGAACCTAAACAAACATCTAATGGAATATTCTTCATTATCTCAGCATATTCATTTGTTCCGTTGTAATCTGTAATTGAATATGTATTATTAAATCCTTTGCTTGTAATTGGTCTGTATAATACTGCCATTGCTTTATGCATATTATCCCAATCAGTTATATAAGTATCCAAATCTGTATATTCACCAAAAGATATATCTTCTAAATTAGGTATAAATCCAAATTCAATACCATTCATTTTAAATCTTTGAACAAACGAATGACTATCATTAAACATAGTACTTAATGTTGTAGTTATTTCTACTATATCTTTATACTTAAAATTTAACACATTTTTTAAATCAACACCGCAAAATATCTGAATCATTTTCTGTTGGAGAAATTCCTCATCTTCATTGTCTTTTGCAATAGATAAAAACTTTTGATACTGATGTAATTTTATTTCATTTAGTTTCGTTGGTATAGTTATTTCTAATTTCATAAATTTATTTTATTTAATAATAACATTTGATTGAAATTGTAATAAACAAAAAAAAGACCTATATTTCTATAAGTCTTAATTCCAAGAGATGTTCTATAAATTTCCATTATAGACTGGGACACATTGATTCATTTAATACCTCTATTAAATTTCTTTTATATTATATTATTTAATTTTCTTGTTCATATGCTTTTTTACATTCTTTATTGCAATAAGTCTTTTCACATTCTTCACCACAATATAAACATTCATTTTCTAATTCTTCTGCTGGATATTCTCTTGAATCAATCATAGTTTAAAATTTAGTTTCTATTGGACAATTCTTTGAACTTTCACTTAACCATTCAGATAATTTAATTATCCATTTTTCTATTGTATCTCTCATAATGTTTTGTTTTATATTTTATACAAATCTAATCATTTTGTTTTAAATAAAATACATTTAACAAATATTTAACTATTCAAGTAAGCACTTGCAATTAAATACATTTGCTGCATCTTTTTAATTTCACCTACATTTCTTGGTAAGTTTATCTGTACTTCTATATTCTTTCTATGGTGAATATAACATTGTATTGTAGCAATCATTTGTCCGTAGCTCATAATGTTTTTTTTACAAATATACAATTAATAAATAAAATAGTTTCCTTTGTTTGGGTTTTCTAATTGACTCATTATAGCATATCTCATTGCATCAATAGCGTGATTATAAGAATCAATAGGCTTATTCATTTTAACTCCTGTTTTATCTGTTAGCCAAATATAATTTCTTAATTCATTTATTAAATTCTTACTTCTTGATGTAACATATATTTTATTCTGATTGATTAAATTAATACCATATAAGATAGAATCTTTTCCTTTTGATACTGGTAATATATTATGCCCATAAGTATTCAATTCAGCTATTGATTTTGGTTCTGCACTATCAGCATATATAATAGTATTTAATTCATTTGCTTTAATCATATTAGATATATCATTATTCAATAAACCTTTTTTATAAATTAATTCATCAAATATATAAGCATCATTATATTTATACATAGCAACTAAACTTGTTGGATCATTACTATAACCAAAATCCATTCCAGCACATAACATTCTTGCTTCTAATGGTAAATCTATTTCATTCCAATCAGTTATACAAACACCTTCTAAACTTCCTGTTTGACCTAATCCATATACTTGCCACCAATTTGCCCAATATGTTGAAGTTAATGCTTTAGCTTTTGCTGATTCTATTTCTTTTACAATCGTATCACTTAATGCTTCATTGTCTAAATAAGTTAATGTAATGAAATCTACATTATCTTGAGTTAATATTTCTTTGTCTACCCAGAAAGTAGATGCTGGATTATAATCTAACCATATATCTCCTGATGTTCTAATAGCCATTTGGTAATAGCTTTCAAAATCAATGTTGTTACACTCATTAACATATAAAACATTACGCCTTGCACCTCTTAACTTGTCTGGTTGGTCAACTGAAAAGAATTCTATATAACTACCATTTGCAAATGTATATTTTAATGTACTTTTATTGAAATTAGCATCTGTATATCTACCTAATGCCATTATAATCTTTAAGAAATCTTTTAATGCTCCTCTTCTTAAATGTGGTATTGATTCTGAAACAACACTAATTTCAAGCATTGGTTCTTTTATTGCTTTATCAATTAACAAAGGAAGTATTCCAAAAGTTTTACCTGCTGAAGTACCTCCTCTAATAACTTTAATACGTTGCTTTAAACGTAATAACTTTTTAATTGCAGTAGTTAATATAAACTCCATAAGATAATCGTTTAAATATCATCTAAAACATCTATATTGAATATAGGTTGTTCATTTGTTACTGTAATATCTTTTGTTTCTCTTGGTTTACCAGCATAGTAATTATAAAACAATTGAGTGAATTTAAAATCTCCATTCTCTAATCCTTTTTCTAACGCCATAAATGCTAATGGTTCTAATGCTCCAAGTTTTTCAATCAATGCAACTTCTTCTGATTTAGATTTACGACCTGCATTTTTATTACCTCCGTTATATTTTCTTTTATCTTCCATACTATAATCATTTAATATCATTATTGAATTAATAATAAATAAAACTTATAGTTGTTTAAATATATTTAAAATCACAAATCATATCTGTTTTCCTTCCGGTAATTAAATTATAAAATATCGCTTTAGATATGTTATTCATTTCGTAGCATTGTTTACCATTCATATAAATTTGTCCATCTGATAATCTTATAACTCTTTTACTTTTACAACCTCCTTTTTTTATTGTACTATCTATTATTAATGTTTCACCTTTATCTAAAGCATCAATAGTTTTCCAATCATTTTCAGTATAATATTTTAATTGTTTATCCCACAATTTATTTTTGTTATCTTTTCTTAATATATCTATAACTTCTAACATTTTTTTCATCTTATTTCTTTTTAAATTGTTCAAACCATTCTACTATATTTTGTTCAACAAAGTGGGCTTTTGTAAGTAGTTCTAATACTTCTTCTTCACTATAACTTCTTTCTTTTTGCCATTTAGCACCTTCTCTTACTCCTTCTGACCAAAATTCTTGTGCGTCCATATCTTCATCATACCCTTTGTGTAGTATAAATTCTTCAAGTGTTTCTTTATTCATAATCTTATTTTTTAATTGACGTACATAAAGTTTGCCCATACATTTCAAATAATTCTTCACACCATTGCTGTGTAATCCTTTTACTATCAACAGTCATACCTTCTCTGTCTGTAAACCAATGTAAAAACATAATAGCTCTTGCCTTTTGAAGTTCCATTGCTTCACTATAACTATTCTCTTGTTGCCATTTAGCACCTTCGATAATAAATGACTTAGGATTCTTTAGTCTTGTACTGCTAACAAACCTTTCCGCAAATTCTTCAAGCGTTTCTTTATTCATCTTTTATTTCTTTTTTAAATTCATTAATATTTTAGCTCTATATTTTGCTTCTTCTTTATCTGTTTTAATTTCCCAAAAGTAATCACATTCTAATCCATTATTAGGACTAACCATAAACCAACATTGCCTATATTTACTTGGTTCTGCTTTATATCTATAACAGTTTTCTTTTAATTCGCAATTCAATCCATTGCACATTGAAATATCCGGCATATTAATTTAGTTTTAATTTGTTCATATTATAAAACGCTTCTAATCTTAAGTATATTAAATCTTGTTTATCTGTTCCTGCAGTTTGTTTCATAAGTTCTTCTAATTGATTTATAATTTTAAATTGGTATTTTTCTGCTTTATATTCTATTGCTGATAATTTACATTCTTCAAGGTCTAATTCTAAATTATCAATTTTATTTCTTGCTTTTTTAAGTTCAAACTTTAAACTTGAAATATCATTTAAATGCATAATATTCTCATCATTAATTTTAGATGTTATTATTTTATTTAATTGTTTTAATTCAGTATTATATTTTTCATACATATCATAACGTTTTAAAGAATGAATTACAGTAGCGTGATTCTTATTAACTGTTTCAGCTATTTGTTCTAATGTTAATGCTGGATTAAAATCTCTCAGTAGTTTAAAATATAATGCTCTTATTTCTATTACATTTCTTTTTCTACTATTGTTTCTTATATCTATATCTGTTTCTGATAATATTAATTCTATTAATCTTTCTTCTATTTTCATTTAAAATAATGTTTTTTCTGTTTTTTCAATCAATGTTTTTGCAAATCCAAATTCTTCAATATCGCTTAATTTCTGATGTTCTTCATTTATCCAGTTTTCTGCTGCCTTATAAAAAGTTTTTTTAATCTCAAAACCAAATGCATTTCTATTTAATTCTTGAGCAGCTATTAAAGTACTTCCACTTCCTGCACACGGATCAATAACTACATCACCTTCATCTGTAAATATTCTTATTAATGTTTTTAAAAGTTCTACAGGTTTTTGTGTTGGGTGTATTTTTTCACTTACATTATCTCTCGGCCAGTCAATACAATTGAAAATCATTTTACCTTTGTTATTAAACTTTGGTAGTTTATCTCTATATAAAACTAATCCATATTCACAATTTCCAACAACTTTCATATTCGCTTTTAATACTTGTGCAGAAAAGTTTTTTCTAAATATTAAATTAATATAATTATTTAAACCATATCTTTTTCCTAATTGTATTAAATCCATTTGTTGGTCAAACGCACAAAATATAATCATACAGGGTGCATCGCTTTTTTGTCTTGCAACTCCTTCTATTTTTATAGTTTTCTTTTCTGGCTTTAGCATTGTACTACAAAAGTGCATAAACTCAGCTGGTCTAAAATCTTCATCTGTATCAAAGAAACTTTTACCAGCCAATGCACTTTCACCATTTGCATTATCTCCATCTTTATACCACGCTGGATTACTAGCATATGCATTGTTTCCTAAATTATATGGTATATCTGCTATAATTAATTGTGCTTTTGGAATAGCATAAGTTTTAAAGTTTTGAAAATGATTGTTAAATATTTGTGCTTTTTTCATTTGTTTTATTTTTAATTGTTTAATTTGTTTTTAGTTTTAATAAGTTCCAGCATTCAATATATCTTTGCTTTGCTTTTCCTTTGTGTATTATTTTAAATAACTCATAAATCTTTTTAGTATATTGGTATTTACTTTTACAATCTACTAAATACTTTTCAGCATATTTTTTACCATATCCTTTGCAATAATTTACATTGTCAGCAGTATCTCCAATTATCATTTGCTCGTAAAAATTATACATTGCTTCATCTTCAGATATATCATATATTACTTTATGCTTTGCGTGATAGTTATACATCAAACAAGGAAACTGTTTATAGTCTTTATCTATTGAAACTATTATTACATTGTCCCTGCCTATTTCATTTGATAATTCGAACCAATGTTTAGCTACAACGTCATCTGTTTCACATCCATATCCCCAAATAGAACTATATTGTTCTTTAACAAATGTGTGCATTTCATTTAACAATGGTGGTAGATTATTGTAATCTCTATTTGCTTTATACTTTGGTGAAATATATTTCCTAAAGTTTCCTTTTGAACCTGAAAATGTTCTAACTTCATTTATTTCATAAAAATCTTCTAAGTGATTTATTATGCTCATAAACACCTCATCGAATTTAGCAATTGAATCTTCAATATTATGATGGAATCCGTCATCTTCTATTGTTTCTCTTTTCTTGTAGCAGCTTGAAAATATCAAACTATCTGCGTCAAATAATACTACCATTAGTTTTTATTTTGATTACTTATAATTAACTCTAAAATATAAGTATAGATTTGTAATTCTCTTTCTGTACTTTCAATCATTATTTTTAAATGTTCTGGACTATTTAAACTACTTTCTGATAATAGTTCCATAATATATTTATATAATTCTCTATCTAATCCAAGTACTTTAGATTGTATTTTTATTAATGCATCTTCATTCATAATATATTATTTAGATTATTCATTGTTTCATCATAATTTAATACTTTTCTAATTTCAGTATAGTAATTATCTGATTCATTCCATTCTTTTATCAATGCTTCAGCAATTTCTTCTAATTGTTTACGAACATAAACATTTTCAGTTTCTTTAATAATTGAAATACAATTATCTAATTTTTCTAATATCTTTAATTTATCCATTTTGTTGCATTTTTAAATTTGTTATTTCTAATTTTAATTCTGTAACAATTAATTTTGCAGCTTCAAAATTTCTTTTATTTTGAACACTTTCTTTTTCTAATTCTCTGTTTATAATTTTAATTTCTATTATTCTTTCTATTAAATATTGTATTGTTTTCATTTTTTTTTATTTAAAGTTTCTAATTCTTTTGCTCTTTTAAGTGCTTTTAACGCTTCAGTTCTTTGTTCTTGTTGTGTCTTGTAAATCCAGTTATTGCTCATAATTATAAAATATCATTTTGATTCATTCCTAAAACTTTATATACAAATTGTCCGCATTCAAATTTTATTAAAGCATAGCTGCCTTCTTTTTTTAATACTATACCAGTTAAATTATTTATTTTCAACTTAGTTCCTACTTCAATTGTTTTCATATTGTTTTTTTATTTGTTGTTATCTGAGTACAAATATAAACAAATAATGTTTATAAAAAACTATTTAACAAAAATTTAACATAAAAAAAAGCTACTGTTTAAGTAGCCTTTGTTTTATTATTTTACGATATACATCGTTAACAGATTCTTTATTATTTCCACGTTTCCATAAAAAATCCATTATACGATTAATTCTTTGTAATGGTGATTGTTTACTTTTCATATTATTTTATTTTTTAAATATTATAGTAAATATAATAAAGTATATTAATATACATAAAACTGCTATTCCTGTTGCTGGTATATTAGTTTTTTTATTTTTCATAAGTCTTTAGTTTTTCTAAATTATTATATACTCTTTCTATCCAGTCCTTAAAATATTTTTCTGTATTATTATTTTTTGCAATATTACACATTTTACAACAAGAAACAGAATTTTCAAAAGTATATCCTAAATCATTATTCCGTCTATCAACACCATTATAAGTTATATTATAATAACTTTTAAAATATATATTTTTAGGTTCTGAATCACAATAAAAACAATTTCCTTTTAATAATTTTATAAAATCAATCAATTCTATTTCAAAGGATTTATTTCTTTTTATTGCACCAGCTTTATATGAACTAAATATAGAATTATAACCAGCATCTTTTTTAGCTAATTTATATCTTGAATTAGCAGAATTAATCACATTTGATATAGCTCTATTACATCCACAAGATTTAGTTTTTCCAGATACTATTTGAGAAGTTGAAATTTTAGTTTCTTTACCGCAATCACATAAACATAACCAATATCTTTTTTTATATGTTTTGTCTTCATTATGATTTATTAAATTTAAAATAGTTAATTTATTAAATTTTAAACCTGTTAAATCATTTTGTTTTGCTCCCATTGTGTTTTTATTTTACGTAAATAAAGAATAAAATCCATACTTTCTTCAATTGCGTGTTCTATCCATTCTCCAGTACTTAAATCTGTTCTATCAAGTGTAACACCATATTTATTTATTCCTACATTAGAACGTTGTTTAAATTGTTCTATAACTGATTCTACTATTGTATCTTTCATTTCATTTTATTTTTATATATTTCTAACATTTCTTTTAATAAAGATTCAGATACACTTTCATCAATTAAATATTTAGCAAAATTTATAGCAAATTTATCTTTTTCTTTTTGTTCTTTTTTTAAGAAATATTCTTCGTTTAGATCATAAAAAACTTTAGGTGTAATTTGATCTAAATTAATTTTTGTTATATTAATTAATTCTTTAACTATTGTATTTTTCATTTATCAAATCTTTTTGCGTGTTGTTTATATAATTCCATTATTTTAATACTTGCATCATATTCTGTAAATTCTGTTTTCTTTTCATTTTCTATTAATGTATGAACAATTAAATGATTTGATATTTGGAATTTAATTATATGATATTGTCTTGTCCCTTGTATTGGTTGCATTACATAAGCTAAATCATTCTTATTACAGATATACATATATTTTAAATCTGCATCTGTAGAACTATATTTCTTTTCTAATATCTTTTTAGCCATTATAAACTTTTTTTTTAAATATTCGTTTTAACGCATCTTTATTCCATCCTTGAGATAAACATAAATTATATAATATTTCGCCTAATGATTCAATATCAACATCGTGTTGTTTTGTTTCTATTGTTACAATTTGTCCATAATTATCATAAGTTATTTTCATATTAATCTATTTTTAAAAATTCAGCATTTGCATATTCTAAAAACCATTCTTTATTATCTTTATATTTATCAATTACTGCATTAATAAATACTAATTCATCTATTGATGACGTTTGTAATTTCTTTACAATTGATTCAATACTATTTAAAATGTTAGTTGTTGTTTCTGCATCAGTATTATAAATAATTTTATATTCATTCCTTACAACTTCCTCAAGGTCTTTATTTAAACTGTTTATTTTATGTTTAATTTGTTGTTTATATTGTGTAGTAAATATAAGATTCTCGTTCGATTCTAAAAGTAATTGACTTAATAATACACTTTTTAAATATTCTTGCTGGATTATATTTTCTTTTATTTCCATTGTTTTGCTTTTATTATTTCTAAATATGCCACTTCTTTTTCTATTCTATTATTATTGTAAAATTGTGTGGTTGCTGGATTCTTATTATTTACTTCCCAGACTGGTATAATCAAATTTAGATTAAAAGAATAGATTCCTTTTGGAGTTGAATTTATATAAAATGGTGTATCTAAATGCTTTTCACATTCATATTTCATAGCATCAAACTTTTTCTTTTCAAGTAATAAAGTTGGATAATGTGCCTTTCTACATTTCAATTCTAATCTATGCCCTTTGATGGGACTGTAACAATCCCATCTTGACATCTGATTTTTAGCTTTCACTAAATCAGGATAAACATTTTCTTTCAACCAATCAAATAAATCTGATTCTTTCCAGTTAATCATTAATTTTATATTCGTTATAAACTTTTCTTAGTTCATCCATTTTACCTTTCCAACAACTATTGCAGGAAGATAATTGTAATCTAAAATTAAACACATTGAAATAAATATCTGAAATTACCGCTTGTTCTTTTGGTGTTAATGTATTTTTATTTGGAGCTAAAAATTCAGTAAGTAAATTGTAATCAGTTTCATTTAAACAATTCAAATGTCTGTTATAAGAAAATAATTTATTTAACTTTTCTTTACGCTCATCACAATGACAATCTAAACCCGTAATATCTGTAAAAACTTTAACTGCTGCTTTTATTCCTGTTGCTTCAGTAATTTTTTCAATTGTGTCTCCAAGTCCTTTACTCTGTAATTTCTTCGCCATTTTTAACTTCTTTAGGTGTTAATGCTCTTACTGCTGCTAAAACTATTTCTGTTTCTTCAAGTTTTAAAATTCCTCTTGATTGTGCTAATTGTGCTACTTGTAATAATACGTTAATTGCTACTTGTTGTTCCATAATTTAAATTAGTGTTAATTGTTTATTAATTATTTTATTTCCTTTTTTAATATTGTCTATTGCCCATAACGGTTGAAAGTTTGTATAATGATTTAACCTTATTATTTCTTCTTCATCTTTCGCTAAAGACATAGGGTAAATATGGTCTAAATGCCATTGTCCTTGATTTTCCCAAGTCATTCCTTTAGTAAATTGTCTTTCTAAATGTTGTTTAAATTCTTCAAAAGAACATCCTAATATTTTATTTGATTGTGATTTTTTAGTATAACCATTTCTTTTAAATGACCTTAAAATTAAACTACTTATATTATATCTCAACTTATATAAAGGGTCTATTAATTTTCTTTTTTTTTATATTTTGTAATATATTGGCTATAATATAATAAATTGTTTTTCCTAAATTCATTGGTTTTTTCTTTTATTTTTTCTGTGTTATTTTTGTAATATTCTGTTTTTCTTTTACTTATTTTTTGTTTGTTAATATCTCTATATTCTTTATTAATTTTTAAACAGCATATTTTACAATTATTTTCATATCCATCTTTACTTATTTTATTTTTATAAAATTCAGTTAATTCTTTTTCTTCTTTACATTTAACACATTTTTTCATCAATAAATATAGTTATAATCATTTGTAATATAATCTTGATATTGTTTCTCGAATTTATCTTTTAATATCTTTTTATAAGTCTTTATTGAATGAAAAATAGAACTTAAACTTATTGTAGTTCCTGTTGCAATATCTCTCATTGATAAATCATTATCTCTATAAAGTTTAAATAATAATCTATCATAATCTTTCCAATTTTTTAATTCCTCATCTATTAAAAGACATATATCATTGTATGCGTTTTGTTCTTCTAAATTAGAATTGTCAAATAATTCCCAGCATCCATCAATATCAACTTTATTTACTTTTCTTTTTTTATTGTAATATTGATAATATAAAGAACGTAATGTAAAGAACATATATCCCTTCCTAACATTTCCATTTATATCAATTAATTTTTCTGCATCAGCATACTTAATTAATGCTATATAAGATTCTTGAACTATATCTTCTGCAACTTCATATTCGCCAAGTTTTTGTATAACTCCTATCCATTCCTTATGGTGTTTAGCAACCTGTTCAAGCCATTTGTAATCACTCATAAGAAATTAATTTAAAATAATTTAGCAGTAACTTTAGCTACTTTTTTTTCGTTGTATAATTCTTTTAATTGAACTGAGATATCAATGTGTGTTAATTCTGGATCAATCTTTAATGTTGTTTCTATAAATTCAGATATAGCACTTAGATTATATCTTTGTTCGAAATTAACAGAACTTTGTAAATATACTAATTTAGTTTTTAATTCATTAAGATAATTTATTAACATTTTATTATCTGAATGATATAATATCATATATTCAGTACTTTTTTTTATTTCTTCTAAATGGTTGTTTATTGTTGTTTTCATAGTTAAAATATATCTTTTAATGGATCGTAAAATGCTCCTTCAATTTGTGGCAATCCATAGTTATTTACTTTAAAAGAAAAATTATCAAATGGTGCATTTCTTGAGCGTTTACAACTTACTGTTACTAATCCTTTGTTTACTGTATTAAGTTCTAATTGAATTTGTGTTTCTGTTTTCTTTTCTAAAAATGAACCTAAATGCCCTGTTGGTTTATCTGTTCCAAAATTAGAATGTATTACTGTTATTATATGACAGTTTAATTCTTTTGTCCATTTCATTAATTTCTGGACCACATTATTTGATTCTTCTATATTATTTACATCAGAACATAAATCTGCTATTCCATCAATAATAACTAATCCTATATTTTTTGCTTCTAATTTATCATAAAGATAATATTCAATAAAATCAATACGTTCTTTAAATGATAATTGTCTTAACGCTAATGTATGATATTTATCTGTTTTGATTCCAGTCATATCAATAGGTCTTTTAAACACATTTGCAGCGTGAAAATTCCCTTGCTCAGTATCAAAATGTATTAAATGTTTATCATTTCTATTTGCTTTTAAATCACCTGCAAATGATTCTAAATTTTCTGCTAAATATACTGCCGATAATAATGATACAAAAAATGTTTTCTTTGATTTAGGTGGTGCTTGAATAAAACTAAAATTTCCATAAGTTCCAATTGGAGTTGGATATTCTATTTTACCATCTTTTGTTTCATAACTTTTAAATCCAAATGATATTGCTGGTTTTGGATGTTCTATTTTTTCTAATGGATTAATAAAGCAATCTTCTTCATACATTTGCATTAATAATCTTCGTGCATCTTTATCCATTGTTTTCTTTGTTGTTTAAAAAAAGAATGTAACTCAAAAGCATCTCTACTCTGCAGGAACTCCTACACTTGCTACATTCTTTATTAATATAATTTTAGTAATAGACTAAACTAAAATTTAATTGTTAATTTAAAAAGGAAGTCCGTCATCAACTGTTTGTGCTTTTTCAGCTAAACTTTCTTTTTTAGCAGCAACTTTAATGCTTCCATCTGTCCAAGCAACATTTCCATTTCCTAAATACGATTTAGGCTTTTTAGCTTCTCTTTCCTCTTTAGTTTGTGAATCAGTAGCTGAAACATTTTGACCAAATTGGTTAGGTTCATCATTTACACTGATAGTAAAGTTATAATAAACTGCTCCATCTTTACCAGATACAAATTTCTCTTTTGGTAATTTGTCTACTCTTAAACTTAAATTAATTAATGCACTCATAATATTTATTTATTTTTTTGCTTACCTTTTTTTACTGTTGTCAGCTATTCAGTTTTATTATTTATATATAAAATAGAATACCATTTTCTACAAGCCAATATTTATAATCTTTTAAATAAAAATCAAGTAGTAATATATCATTTGCATTTCTTGATTTATATAAATAATTTCCACTTTCATCTTTTACAGCTTCCATTTCTTCAAGAAATAATCTTTCCAAAAATAATTCATCAAATATTTCATCCATAATTATTTAATTTATTTACAATCTCCAATTTTTGGCTTATCACCTTGCCAAGAATAATCTTGTTGTAATCCTGTACATTGATTTATTGTATAATATCTTCCAAAATGATTTCCATTAGCGAATATTTCAACAACATTTACTACTTTATTACAATTACAATCTAATGGAGTTGCTACCGGTGTTTCACTGCTACATCCTATTAACATAATAGAACATAATAATATTAATTTTTTCATAATTATTTATCTTCTATATTAAAATATCCTATTATACAACCAGCACCAGTAAATGTTCCAACTGTATAAAATATTTCTGCTTTTCCTATTGGTTGAAAATTACAATTAATCATTTTAATAACACATTTAATTTCTCCTATTAATAAAATTATCATAATAAATAACATAATAAAAAAAGGGACTACTGAATTTTTCATATTTATTTAATTTATTTTATTAATTCTGCTTTTACTTCTAAAGTCATTTTATACTTTGATTCTATATTTGCAATATTACCACCATTTTTTAAATAATCAATAGCTTTATTAAATTCAGGTGTATTTTTATTCAACCATTTCTTTTCGTCTTTAATTGGTTCTTTTTTACTTGCTAAATTTGCATCGTCATCTTCAGCCTGTAATGATAATAAAGATTGTAAAGTATATCTTCTAAAATAAGTAATAGCTGAACCTAATTTTTGTGGGTCTGTTATTCCAGTTAGATTAATTCCTGATTCAATTGAAAATCCGTTGGTATCATAAATAATACTTTTAACAATATTATCTTGTATTGGTTGTAATAATAATAAACCATTTTTTTGAATAATTGGTTCAACGTGCATAAGTAAAGAATTTATATCAAAGTATTTACTTTTAAAAAAAGGATTGCTACTATCTTTTGAAATTCTACCTACTTCAGATTTAACTGCTGCTAATTTTTCATAAAAATTTAATTCTGTCATTTTTTATAGTTTTAAGTTATTGTTTTTTCTAAAATTTATACATTCTTCTATTGTTAAAAATCTATATTGTTTATTATTAAATTGAGTTGTAAATTTACTTTTTAAACCTTTTGTTATTTCATCTTTATAAATTCCAACATAACCAGTTATATCATTTGCTTTTCTTTTATGATTTAAAGAGTTTTCTAAACAACTAACATCTCTTAAATTTTCAATTCTATTATCACTTGTTATTCCATTAATATGATCTATTAAATTATTAGGATGTTTTTTATAATTATAAAGCCAAATTAATCTATGTGCTTTATGTTGTTTACCTTTATATTTTATAATTAAATATCCAAATTTATCTTTAGAACCATTACTATTTTTTCTTGTAATTCTATTTAATAATCCAGTATCTTTATTATATTCAAAATGTTTTATTAATTCTTCATATTCCATTTTAACGTTGTTTTAAGGTGTATATTTCTTTTTTGATTATATTCTTATATTCTGCTGGGCATCGTTCATCTAATGCTTCAAAACAATATCCAGATAACACGTTATTAATATTTTCAAGTTCACAAACTTTAGCTTGTAATGTTTCAATCTGATATCTTTGGAAATCTAATAAGTCTTTCATTAGTTAAATATTTTATTGATTAATGTTTCTAATAATATTAATGTTAATAATAATAATATAAATGACGAGATTAAAATAAGAATAACATCGTAGTTATCTTTATACCATTTTAAATATTCTTTAATTTTTTTCATAATGTTTAAATTTGTTTTGCTTTATTGCTGGTACAAATATATAACTGTTTTTGAGATATAAAACTATAAAAAATAATTTTAACAAAACTTTAACATATTGGATAAAAAAAGGCATACTAATTAAAGTACACCTTTTCAACAATAAAAACAAAGAAAAAAGAATTATAAAGATTCTAAAAGAGAATTATATTTATCAATCATATCAATTAAGTCTGATTCTGTAAATTTAACTATTTTATGTGATTTAATATATAATTCTTCTGGTAAGTTATCACCATATTTTGTGCAAAGATATTTAGTATATAAATAAATTTCCCCTGCTCTGAATACATTACACCCGGAACATTGAACGTGGCAATTTTGTTCGTCCCATCTTGTACTATAATGCCTTCTACTTGCCCAATGACCATTTTGAAGTTTTGACCAATGATTTTTCTTTTTACAAGTAACACATTCAGCTATATCATTTATAGCATCTTTTCTACGAATATATATAGAAAATACTGTATCAAGTTTTTTAATTAAAATACTTCTTTTTGGTTTCTTTTCCATATTCAAATGTAAATATATGTTATAAACAATTAAGTTAATAAAATTTAAATTTTTGTGTCTTTTTTTATTATACCTTCGTGGTGTAGAAATGTAATTTAATTATGAAAGTAAGATTTAAAATAAAAAACGAAAAAGATAGATTAAGAGAATTTATAAAAGAATTTAAAACAGTTGAACATTTAAATAAATATAGAAGTACTTTATTAAATGAAAAATGTTTTATTTTTAAAGAAACTATTATATATTAAATATCCAATAGGTATTAATAAAAGCCACAAGTAAATAAAATAATTTGCTTTTTTATCTATTTCTTTTTTAAACTCTTTTTTAGTTATTGAAACATTACTTTTTTGTTGTTTATCTTCACTCAGTTGAATAGTTTTATTATTTAAGTATAAACTATTATCTTTTACTTTTTTGATGCTTAAAACAACGTTTTTATATTTAATTCCATTAACAACTATTTCTTTTGAACTATCAATTGGTTTAATTAAAATTTCATCTGTTAAAATATCATTTTTAATTTCAATATTAGAAACTTCTTTTAATTCTGTTTTAGTATTTATTTGTGTTATACTATCTTTTTTAATTTCTATTTTATCAATAGATACTTTTCTGGATGCACATCCAAATATTAAAAATAAAGATATAAATAATATTAATTTTTTCATTTAGTAAAGTATAAAGCAGATTCAATCATTCTCCTATTAGTTAAACCTTTTGAAATAACACCAGATATTTTATTCCATTTTAAAAATTCTTTTGCTATATTTCCATCATTTGGATTAGCATTTACAAATCTTAAAAGTGTACTATTTATAAAACCAGTTTTACCAATATTATAACATAAACAAAATAAAGCATTGAATTGATTTTGATTAATAACAACTTTTAAATTATCATTAATTGCTTTCTCAAATTTAGTTGCAATCATATAAAATAAATGATATGCTTCCTCTTTTGTAATTTTATCACCTTCTTTTACTTTATCTCCATCTTCATAAAAAGTATTTCCAAAACCAATAGTCCATATTCCAGCAGGACACTTATAAGTATCTAATTTTAATCCTTCTAAACTTGCTAATAGTTTAATTCCGTTTGCATCAATTTTCATCTTTGTGATTTTTTTCTAATAAATACCATCTTCTTGCAGTATATCCTGTAGCAATTATAAAAGCAATAATTTTCATTGCGTAATCAACATTAGATAATGTAAACATAAAATATCCACCTGTTATAATTGATTGCTTTAAATCTAAAATTTTATTTATCATTTTCTTAATCTTTCTACTATATTTGTAATACCTTCAATTCCTATATATGCAGTTGCAATAACTACCCAATCACTTGATGTAACTGAACCAAAAAACAAACCTCCACAAGCTATTAAAAATACTAATAACTTTCGTGAAATCCATTTGTTTATTATTATATCAAATTGTTCTTTACTCATAATTAAAAAGTTGTCATTAATGTTTTAACCCAAGTATTTGTTGCAATACATACATATATAGCTGCTGCAGTTATTCTAATTTCTCCTAATGTTCCTGTTGAAATTGCAGTTTCTGGAGCAGTATTTAAAGCAGATATTTTATATTGAGTTGCAGTTACACTACTTGCAAACGTTGCCGCTCCTGCTGCTGCTAATGTAAGTGTTGTATTTGATCCTGTTTGAAAAGACAATCCTGTTCCAGACGTATTGGAATAAATTCCTGATTGAAAATTATTATACCCATTAAAATAGATTCCTGCCGTATTAGCAATAAAATTATTACCAGCTGATACTACCCCTAATAAATCAACATAACTACTGAAATTACCACTTGAAGCCTTCACGTTTCCATTAATCCACATATTAGCAGATTGTGCAGAAGCGTTTTGATTTTGAATATAATTTGCTGAACCACTTGTAGGAGCATAATTTAAACCAGTTAAAACTTGGTCACCAGTATTGCTTCCTGATAAAGTAGTTATTCCAAGTTTACTTTTTATAGTAGTTATAGTTTCGTCACCTGTATTTGTTCCACTTGTATTTGCTAATCGTGTTGAACTTGTGCTATCAAAAGATATTTTAGCAGTATTTGCTACAACATTTGAATTTGCTGAAACTCTTGATTCAGTGTAATATAGATTTGTAACCTCGCTAATATTAGCAGTTGTCAAAGATACTGCTCCTGTAAATCCATTTACTGAACTAACAGAATCACTATTGTCTACTTTATTCCAAGCATTACCATTATAAATCGCCCAGTCTCCAATTTTCCAATCAGTAATACCATTTAAATTCGTTGTTCCATCAACACTAACAATATAATAATATCCTTTTGTACCAACACTTGAAGCTAATGTAGGACTATTAGTTGAAGCATTCCAAACACTTTGATAAATTGCGCCACCTAAAACTCCATTGATTTGGTTTTGAACTTTACCTAATGCAGTTAATATACTATCAGTTGCTAAAACAGTGCCGCCTGTAATGTTTATTCCTGTTAATACTTTGCCAGTTACTGCACTATTTAAAAGAGTAGGATTAGCATAAGTTCCAGTTAATTCACCGCCAGCAGTTATTCCGCTGATTGTAGATATATATCCATTTGGATTACTTGCATTGTAAGGTGTAAAACCTAATGCAGTAATAACTGTTTTAGGTTTCCATAAAGTTGTTGCTGAATCATAAGATAAAACTTCATTGTTATTTGGTGCAATAGCTGAAACATTATGTAGTTCTTCTAACTCATAACCGTTATTTACTTTTACAAATATTTTACCGTGAATAGCGTGTGCATATTCAACAAATCCAATTATTACCGTATGTATTGGTGCGATAGGTTTAATGTTTGTTATTTGTCCTGCAACCGTTCCACTTAAATATAATACATCACCATCTAACCAAGTTTCACCTTGTAAAGAACCAGTTGTATTTATTTCACTAACTTCACCACTTGTATTTATAAATCCTTCTTGATTTATTAAAATAGTTTCAGTTACTAATCCTAAAGTTGTTGCACTATTAGAATCGTTATTTGCTAAAGCTAAATCTACTTTTGGTCTTTGTCCAATTGCACCTGTAACTCTTACTGCTTGATAATTACCTTCAGATAAAGTAATATTTGTAGCAGTTTTATTAACTACCCTTGCAACTGTTTCTTGCCCTATTTGTAAAGTTACGTTTCCTCCTTTTAGTTTTAAATCTAAAGTTCCAGCAGTATCATTCCATAACATACTTCCAACATTAGTTGGTGCATTTGTAGGTGTAATATCAAATTCAATGTTTCCTGTTTGCAAACCAAACTCTCCTAAATTAACATCAGAAGTAGCACCTGTATAAGGAACAAATCCAGTTACTATTGGAATAGTTGGTTTATTTTTAATGAAGTCAAAAGCTAAAGCATCTATTTGTGACCAGTCAGATTGTATTTGTGCATTTGGTATTGTAGGTTTATTTAATATTTGTGAATCACCACTTGTTGCGTTCCAATCAGCGTTTACATTTACTTCAGCACCAACTGCAATTCCAGCTAATTTATTTTTTTCAGTAGTTGTATAATCATTTGTAGATAAACCTTTTCCAACAATTTTATCAACTTTTAAAGCATCTTGATTATCTACATAAGTTTTTGTAGTTAGATTTGAAGTATCTGGAACTGAAATAATAACATCACCTGTTTGACCATTAACCGAAGTAACTGGATATTCGCCTCCAATAATTCTATTAATATTTACAACTGTAATATTAGGATTTACAGTAATTTCAACATTGTCAGTAGTTAAACCTACATTTATATCTATAATATCACTCATTATCTTGTTACATCATTAGTTACATTGAAAACTCCACTTATATACGTTTTAACAGTTCCATCTGCTTTGTCTAATTCAATATCATATATATAATTAAATGCAGGAATATCTATAATTTGCTTATTAATTTTAAATAAACCATTAACTGCATCTTGAATAGTTAAACCAGCAGAAGCAACTGTAGTAAATGATTTAATAATCACACCGCCATATTCTTTTCTAATTTGCATTCTTAAAATACAACCTGTTAAATCTAAAGCTACATTATTAACTTTCATTTGAAAATTAACAATATCGAATGTGTCTCCTTTTATATGCGTGAAATCTAAAGCCATATTTATTTATTTAATTTGCTTAAAAATATTTCTAATTTGCGAATATTTTCTTCCTTTGGTTTATATGTTTCTCTCATTTTATTTATTATAATACCCAGCCAGTGAAATTAGCATCTTTATCTGGATAAACGTCAGCATTAGAATTTAGATAATACTCAGGAAATAAAGATTGATTAAAACTCATATAATCAATAAAACGATTTGTATAATCTTGAGCAACTTGTCTTTCTTTTTCAATTAAGAAATCTATTTCTGTTTTTTCAGCAGTTGTACTATTTTCAGAATTATGTTTAAATACTCCTTTATTTGATACTTTATAAGCAGCATAAGGTAAAAATTCCACCATTGCCCAATGTATAACCATAGGTTTAATATATTTGCTTAAAAGTGATGTATATGGACTTGCTAATGTCCCTGCTACAATACCATCATTAATTTTGTCATATAATTTAGTACCTAAATAGTTTTGTATGTGTAATTGTTGAGCCTGATATATATATTGAGTATATAAATCTGGATCTAAATTTCCGTTTAGATTAGTAAATTTTACTATATCATTTGTTGATATGAATAATGCTGCTGCCATATATAATTATTTAGGTA